TGCCAACCATCAACGGAGACAGTAGAGTCCCACTGGTGGACCTACGTACCCCGGAGACTTGTATTGCCTGCACTGGGCCTGAAGCGGGCGGTCTTTCAGTGCTTCCTGGATGGTGAGGCCGTCAGTCTGACTGCTACAGCACTAGAGGACTACAAAGACTCAACCAACTCCATCCAGTCTGATTTGATAGCGCCTAGCATGCTGTGTAACACGGCATGGTACTGGGGTGAGTTTATGTCTAGGAACAATGCACTTGATGTGTATGACCTGCACCGCAAGCTCATGCAACCAGACGATGCTGAGATCCGCGCAGATTTGCGGTCTGATGCTATTGTCAGCGCCATATTGGGTACTGGTATACGAAAGTCCCTGTTCCCAGGCACAGCCACTTATATCCCGGGTGGATTATCAGACCACTATGGAATAAGGGTCAAATTCGGTAATGTGAACATAGTCGAATCACGTGAGCACGGATATGACATTGACCCTAATTATGTGGTGATGAATAAGCTAGTAGCGCCTAGCGGCGTTGCTATGATCACAGGGCTACCTGGTACATTACAAAATTCCACACCCTATGGGACGATATTTTCCACTAACCCGATGGTCAAGAAATATGATTGCGGAAATTGGCGAGACGCTATGAACTACAACGATGTTTGGGCGCACGGAGTTGTGGCTAGATGGAATGGGCACGATTTGGATTACGCTCACCCTAAGCATGATGGGAGACACACTGTCTATGCGGCTAATGATGTATCAGTGGCGATGCCGCCCGTACCACCCACAGCCGACACGAACCCAACTTCTTACATGTTTAGAGGAATGCACCCGAGGAAGTATGGTTTCGGTACATCTTTTCAGTGGGTTACCGATCGTAAGCTGACATTCAGATGGGCTAGGACTCAAAGCTACATGCTTGATGAACCCAAATGGCGTTCACCTCCAGCGTATGTGCACGAAGCACCCGCTATGAATGGTTTGACAATGACAGCAACCCCCTTGTCAGCTTCTGAGTACGTAACAACCCTTGTATGTAAATACGACATCCGCACTTCGGGTTTTCATCTGAGCTGGTCGAACGCGGGAGTAGTACTACCGCAGCGACAAGGGCCATCCGAGTTGTTGGCGCACGAAGCGGGCGTGACGAACATACAGGGGGGGAACTCGGAGACGGCACAAGGGCCCGGGCCGGCACCACCGGACCTCCCACCAACGTGACATGTCTAGCCGTACCGCTGTATCTTGAGGATATAGGGGAGGGCAAAGTGCGGGACACAGACTTTTCTACTGCCACATACGCTCTTTTTGATTTGATGGATGGCATTAACACAGGGCTGGAACCTGGGTTCTTTCGTTTCGGTGAAGGAGGTTTGGCCCTCCATCCGCTGTACTTCAACAAACTTGGAGTCACGGCGTTGTATATACATATAGACACTCTTTTGACAGACAAAAATAACATGATACTTGCACGTATCAGCAGGATACAGTACGGACCAACACTCTTTCCTTATGGGCCTTGCACTGCTTGGGATATCATGCATTACCTTCTTTACATCACGAGCAGGTCTCACCACAAAAATTCATACAAGGAAAGACGCCACAACGTCACCTCTATGTTCGAGGGTCTGCTTGAC